TTTCTTCATTTTGATAGAGTTCATTAGATAATTGAGCAGGCGGTACTAAAACAGGTTGACCATCAGATGGGTCGAAAGGTATAGCAACTCCAGGTTGCGCCCATTTTTCTTCAAATTCTTTCATATCAACACTTCCTTCTGGAATAAGTACTTTTGTGTTAGTACTTGTTGTAGCATGAGCGATTATAAGAGAGCGAGTTTTATTTATGTATTCTTGCAATCCTTTAACCATCCTAACATCTGAAACGGGATATGGTGTTCTTGTATGTAAATTCATAAAAGTAACTAAAGGATACCTATCAATAGGAAGAAGCCTTGTATATAAATGAGCATCTCCTATTATAACGCAATATCTAATTCTTGGTAAATTGACTTCAACTACATTAATCATTCCTTGTTCTATTAATTCTTTTTTATTAATCATTCTAATAGGCATTCCTTGTTGCTGCATTTGAGCCACTTGCTCAGGAACTTGTACTATTTGACCATTTATAAAACCTACTTCTTCGCTACCATATTCTTCAAATTCATCAGGCATTAATGTAAATTCTTTTCCACTATACTGTTCATAAACTCTGAACATAGAAACCATAATTTTTTCATATTTTTCATAACCTCTTATATTCTCATCATGTTCTCTATCGTCAATTTCTTCGGGAAAAAATATTTTATCTTTTGAAGTTTCGTCAGCTCTAACCGATGTAGGAAAGTCTGTAGTTTGCTCTCCTGTAGCATTTTTAATTTTAGTAGCATACATTGGATATAATTTTTTAGCTTGGTCTTTTGTAAACAACCTTGAAATAATAATATTCTCTGCGTCATCACAAAATTTATCTCTTGCATTAGGGTCAATATAAACTTCCATAGGGTCTACAGAATGAAAACATACTTCCCCTTTTCCATCATCTTTCATTGGGTCTTGATAAGCAAGTATGCATCCCATACCAGTGACATAATAATCATCAATACAATTTCTTAACTGTGAAACTCCATCTGATATATCAAAAATATACGCAAGTAAAGTATTCATTACTTCGGCTACTTTATTGTCAGAATCTTCTCTAGGAGATACTCTAAATTGAGGTCTATTTGATGTAAGCATAGCTTTAGCAGCTTCTACAGCAGGATGAATTCTGTTGACTACCACAGGAGCTTGACCTCTTCCTTCAAGAATTTGCTTCTGTTCTCTAGTCCATTGTCGACCTAATCTGAATTCTCTATCTTCTTGAGCATGTGCTGCCCAATTATCTCTATGCTTACTATATCTTCTAAATGTATCATGAACCTCTTCAACTAACTTCTTCTTGTTGCTGGGTCCTACATCTTCATAATTTTTATATTTATGTATAAAAGTCTTATCTGCTTCCATAAATCTCCTAAATAAAGATAGAAATCTTCACATTAATATACATCTACATTGTCATCCAATCAAGGAACTTATTTTTTAAAGTAGTTTTTTCTTCCTTTACACTTTTATGCCTGCAAGGTCTTGCTCCATCTAAAGCAGTCCAAGCAGCATCCATCACATCATCGTGTTTTCCTCTAGGATAAGATAAAAATTCCTTTTGAGCTTCTAAATCTTGAGGTCTAAAATAAAACTTACCTTTAGCGAAGATAGGAACCATCGATATAAGTCTTTCGCTTTTTCGCGTACGAGGTTTTACTCCCTTCTCTAATCCAGGTATATACATATTTTCTTCTCTCATTATTTTTCTTACATTAGCTCTTAAAGCTTCTTGATAAGCTACTGTTTCTATTTTCATTCTTTTGTGTTTGTATTTCTTAAATGTATCTATAATTTTTCTCGGTTGTTCAGCTGGGTCTAATCTTTTTCTAGTTAAGTCAACTATATACTTATTATCATCAGCATCTATTCCAATTGTTATAATAACAAAAAAATCTGCTATAGAAGATAAGGATGAAGCAGGGTCTACTCCTCCATATAATTCAATAGGAATAACTTTTTCGTCATCTCCATCAGGCATAACCAAACAAGGTTGCCCATTTATTTTTTTATAATCATAATGATGTAATTTTATATATTCAGGTTTAAATGGAGCATCATCAGGCGCTTGCGCTATATTCATATATTCTTGGAAAAAACCAGTCAAGTTACCAACAGATGCATATTCTTCTTTTATAGACATTATTCTTTCTCTTGGGAACCTTTGTGGCCATATAGACTTTTCTTCTTCATCCCATATAGAATACCAGAGGACATTCCATGCACTTGACTCTTTTGCCCAATATAAAAAACAATCTTCTGATATAACCGTGCCAATCATTATAATTCTACCATCATCTGATAAAGAGGGTATAACAGCCTCTGTCATCCATTTTCTATTTTTAGCCCTTGCTTCTGCTGTAAATGCATTTAACTCTGATTCAAAATCGTCAACTATAATTAAATTAGGTCTTGTATCACCCTCAATAAAACCTCTAACTCTTTGCCCTGTACCAACAGCTATAAGTCTAGCTCCATTAGCTAGTACTATATCATTATTAGTCCATCTTTTAGCAGTATTAGGACCCATGTCTCCAAAAACAGCTCTAAAGTTTTCACTATGCTGTAAGTGATATTTGATACGAGATAAGAAGTTTATTGACTGAGCTTGCGATTCCGATATTATAACCATAAATATTTCTTCATCACTTGATTTAAATGCAGCTCTCCATAAAGGCAATATAAGACTAGTAGTCGTACTTTTAGCTGTTCCACGAGGAGCAGCAATTAAAACTCTTTTCTTTTCTGGGTCTGAGATATATCTGTAAATATCCTTATGAAAAGGTGGGGTTGTTCTTTTTAAAGCTGTTGGAAAACAATATCTGCCAAAAAGCCCTAAATTATTTTTAAGTTTCTTTAGGGCTTGTGTTTTTTCATATTGTTCTTCGAAATCTTGTACTACATCACTCATCAGTTTCTTTCTTGTTAGTAGCTATAAGTTTCTTTTCTTCTTCTGCTATCTCATCTATAAGTCTTCTGGTAGTACTAGCTTCAATCTGAGTAGTTTCAACTATCTTATCTTTATCATTCATACCAAGCATACCTTGAATATTTTCAATAGCTCTCATATAATTACTTACATCAGACTTACCTTTAGCCATTTCAATAGCTTCTTTTAACATAGTAACTACATCTTCTTCACCAAAAGCATTGTCCTGTAATAATTTTATTCGTTCTTCTTTTACCATAGTTTTAAAAACCTCCGACCTCATCCATCTTTTTATTGTTCTTTTTTTAGCTGAATTAATATCGCCATAGACTGTTTTAATTACTACTTCTGCATCTGGCTGTATGGCGTAAAAAAGAGCAGCGTCTTTCATTTTTTGCTTTTTAGCTTTAACCTCAATCTCTCTTTTCCCGCTAAGCGTATGTATAGATTTTCTACCTTTCGCATTAAATGCCTGCTTATCACGAACAGAACTATAAAAAATATAACCCCATGGCATACGAAGATAGTTCCTAACTCCAGTATTAGAGCTATGATACTGTTTTCTTTTAATGACTTTACCGATATACCCATCATCTGAGACGGCATAATCACCTTCGTTTGCCTCTTTCCAGTGTTTATATTCAATTCCTTCGTTAGATGCTTCTTCTTTTGTTCTAATTTTATAAGATGTTAGACCCTTATCTTTGTGTTTAATATCTATTACAAACATTAATTAACCAGTTCAAAGTGTGGAAAATCGTCAAAACGATTATCATCTACTTCAAAATTCATATTCCAGTCCCCTCCCCAGCGAAGAGTAATACCCATCCCACGAGCCAGCCCAAGCACGAACCCACCAAAAAGGTGGAAGCGTTCTCTGTCATTCCAGTCCACGGGGTAAGGCACAACATCAACAGCACGAGAAGGCTTTGAATTATGCCGACCCATAGGGTAACGGACTTTAGTTTTTCCTTCTGCATAATACTTGTCCTGAGTCCTCTCATCCCTATGTCCTTCTAATATACTACAATCTACATGCTTTATAACTTCATTAAAGACTTTTTGTAAATCTTCATGGCATGTAGCTAAATTTTCACGACTTCTTCTTCCGAATTTAGCCATCTTTAAATTCCTTTATTATATTTTTAAGATTAAATCCAGAATATGGAAATATATTATTTAATTTTTTTTGTCTTTTTTTACAACTATTACATTGTTCAACACCAACAAGTGATGTTAATTTTTTTATTGTATCGCCTAAACCTTTAGATTTCATTATACAGTTCCTTCACTTGATTTATAACCACCTTGATGAGAACCTGGGGGTATATATGTTGATGGTTTAGAAATAGCTTGTATAGCTCCAGAGACATCTCTGTCGATAATACCGCTTAAAGTGTATTTAGCGTTTTTAACCATCTTTCTATTCATTTTTTTATAAAAGTACTTAACAAGACTTCTTTTAGTCGCATGAGTTTTAATCAAACGATTTAACATTTTTTTTGAAGGATTTGGGTGCAAAAGCATACCTAAAGCTGTATTTGCTTTCCTTCTCCATATTAAAGATTCTTTAGTTTTTTTAGGTTGAAACCCTAATTTACCTCTTCGAAGCCTTATATGTTTTCTTACTTGCTGTCCGCGTTGCTTTAGATTGTTTAACATTCATACTCCTTCTAGTCGTACCCTTGACCCCATGCCAAGGGTTTCCAATACTACTTGAATACACTACCTTACCCATTAAGCTCTTCTAGACCTTGTACCTGGCTTTTTCTTTCTAGCTTTTACTCTACCTCTTGATGTAAAAGTTCTACCCCTCATAGAGTATGTTGTAGCTCTTTTAGCCTTTGTTTTCCCTACTTTTCTTTTTTTTCTTTTAGTAACTGACATGTTTTCTCCTTGTTATGTGATATAACTTCCTCTTGCTTTATGAGGAATTATTAAAATTGAAAATTTATTTTTAGTAGTATGCATTTGATAAGATGAGCTAACATCTGCAAGACCACATGCAAATCTCATATGAGTTGCTCTCATTGTTCCAAAACTAGCTTGTGACTCAGCTATTCCTCCTCCTCCGTTGCTCATATTTTGTATTTCAGTACGGTCATTGTTATCAGCTCCCATTATTCCATATGCACTAACACTATTAACTGAAATTGTGTCATCTCCATCAATAACAACTCTTATTTGTTGTCCATCTAATTCATCGCCTGCATCTACATTTCCTAAATAAGACATTATTGTATTACCGTGAGCCCATTTTGTTTCATATCTCATAGGAGCATTACCGAAGCCTGCTTGCATTTGTACAACAAGCCCTATGGCTGCCGTACTTCCATCAGTTTTTTTAAGCTCTTCTTTAAAAGGATTTAATACTATAGTAAAATCTCCGTTAAAATACCAAGGTAAACCCTCTGTAATAGAATAGTGTGTGCTTATTCTTCCAGTAGCACTAGGCCAAACTTCTATATCTGTTATAAAAGAATTCGTAAAAGATTTATAATAAGGATTTGATATTAAATCAGCCCTACTATCATCCTGATAATTTCTCCATTTTGATACTTTAATTCCCATTAAATCCCCCTATCGAAATTAACTGTAACCCTCCAAACTACAGTTACAGCGCCTCCAGTAGAATTTTTATAAGCTAATCTTATATAAGGCATTAGCCCAATTTCAGCTATATTAACTTTAACCCAATCCAATACATTGTTCGGATTTGCACTTCCTGAAACATTCCATGTTAAATCTTCTCCTTGCAGAGAATCCCAAGCATCTCCAGTTTTATTCTTCATAAAAGGGTCCATGCAGCCTTCAATCTCCAATGGAAGATTGGAAGAGCCAGCTAACCTTTCAGCTGTGATAATAAAATCAGAATGTATGTCAGTAGGTATTGGTTCAGTACTCATCCATTCTCCATTTGCTACCTGACCAGAGTCTATATCTGGATTATCGTTACTGTTAAAAACAGCAACATAAGTATCCATTCCCTCTACTAGATGTGGAGTACTACCAACTGGCGGAAATCCCTTTCTCCATTTTATAATATTTCTATTAGCCATGTGGAATTACCGCTACTCTTACCATAAGAATTCCACCACTATCGCTTTGAGTGCCTTGGTCATTTGTAGTGCCAGTAGTTCTTATAGCCATATAAGGCATTACTCCCTTAGCGTCTATATCATAAACCTTGGCACAAGCTACTCCATCTATCAAACAGCTTCCAAAATCTTCTAAAACAGCCCAATTAGCTCCATTTATAGACCCTACTACCTCTACATTGTTTAAATTACTATCAGTAGCAAGGGTAAGTCCTTCTTTATTTCCATAGCCATAATTCAATACTAAAGTAAAATCTTCCTTAACATGCCAATCAAACTTCTCACTATAAAAGTATGTACCATCGTCTGCGTCATCTAAATATAGTTCTGTAGTTCTAATTGGTGTAGACAATATGCCTGAATTGTCTTTTAATATATAAACATAATCATCATTGTCGGCATTTCTAGCTAATCCTCCAGTTTCCATAGTAAGAGCTGTAGCACTGTCAACTGATGCAACCTTACCCATAAGCTTAGGCTGAAACCATCCTGAAGCGCCACCACCACCACTTGTATCTGAACAATATAACACATCTCCTGCATTAATGTCATTTCTTATGTCAGCACCACTTCCTGTATCTGTGCCTCCATCTAAGACTATAGCCGTCTCACCAGCAGGCTCATTAGCATTTAATTGCACAGCGCCAGCTTGTTTAAAGCCTGTATCTTCTAATGATTGTTTTCTCCATCCTGTTTTAGCCCAATACGAATCAGCCATTAGTATCCTCCCCCTCTTCTACCGAAAATCTTACCAAATTTACCTTTAAATTTACCTCTATTGAACCTACCTAGGAATTTATGCATACCTGAAGGACCTCCTCCACTTGCTGGTCCAGGCATTCCTTGCAATCCTGGGTCTCCACCTGGAGCTCCTCCTGCTCTATTCTTAAAAAAGTTCTTAAAACCTCCTCTTTTGGCAAAAAACTTACCTAAAAGCCCTCCTCCAAACATTTTCTTAGGCATTCTGCCTTGTACAGGGGTTCCTTTTCCTCTCATATTCTTAAATCTTTGTCTCAACTTGTTGAAAAAACTCATAATGGCCTCTTTTTCCTAAAATTCTTAAAAAAAATATACAAAATAATTTACAAAATAAAAAATAAATAAAAAAACTTGTTTTATAACTTTATTTGATTAT